ACCATTTGCAGAAGGTAATGCAATCAAATATATATGCAGACACAAATTGAAGAATAAAAAAGAAGATCTTCTTAAAGCAATTCATTATATAGAGATGATCATTGAAAGAGATTACATAAAATGAGCCACCAATTAAATTTTATATTTCAACAAGGTGATTGGACAACACCAAATTCATTTCCAGATTTGTCTAATGAAAAAACTATAGCGATCGATTTAGAAACGAAGGATCCAAATATGAAAAAACTTGGCACAGGTTGGCCAAGGAAAGATGGTGAGATTGTAGGGATAGCGGTAGCCACGTCAAACTTTAATGGTTATTTTCCAATTGGACATGACAGTGGTGGTAATATGGATAAGACTATGGTCCTAAATTGGTTCAGAGAAGTTTGCAAAACACCTGCAACAAAAATATTTCACAATGCTTCTTATGATGTGGGTTGGATTAATGCTTACAATATTCCTTTAAACGGAAAACTAATTGATACAATGATTGCTGCTGCGATTGTTGATGAGAATAAATTTTCATATAGTTTAAACAATCTTGCTAAAGATTATTTAGGTAAGATGAAAGCTGAAACTGAATTAAAAGAGAGAGCAGAGGAGTGGGGGTTAGATGCTAAAGCAGATCTTTGGAGACTTCCAGCACAGTATGTGGGTTTCTATGCTGAACAAGATGCACAATTAACATTAGAACTTTGGAATAGATTAGATTTTGAAATAAGACAACAATCATTAAATGATGTGTGGCAATTAGAAATGGATTTACTTCCAATATTAATTAAAATGCGTCAAAGAGGTATAAGAGTTAATCTTGATGGTGCAGAAGGATTAAAAAAAGAATTTCAAAAAAGAGAAAAAGATCTTTTATTAAAAATTAAAAAACTTTGTAACATTGATGTAGATATTTGGGCTGCAAGATCTATCGCTATGGCTTTTGATAGATTAGGAATTAAATATCCTTTAACAGAAAAGACACAAGAACCTAGTTTTACAGCTAATTGGTTAGAAAACTGTAATGAACCTATAGCTAAATTAATAAAAGAAGTTAGGGAAGTTAATAAGTTTCATAGTGCTTTTATTGATTCTATTTTAAAACATTCATTTAAAGGAAGAATCCATGCTGAAATTAATCAATTAAGAGGAGATGGAGGTGGTACTGTTACAGGCAGACTATCTTATTCTAATCCAAATTTACAGCAAATCCCTGCTAAAAATAAAGAACTAGGACCTATGATAAGATCATTATTCTTACCGGATGAAGGCTATAAATGGGGATCTTTTGACTATTCTCAACAGGAACCAAGACTGGTTGTTCATTATGCTGCATCAATAGGTGAGGGTTATGAGGGATCTCATGAATTAGTTAAAGCTTATGAACAGGAAGATACGGACTTTCATCAAACGGTCGCTGAGATGGCTAATATACCTAGAGCACAAGCTAAAACTATTAACTTAGGTTTGTTTTATGGAATGGGTGTAAATAAATTATCAAGACAATTAGGTATTGGATATGAAGATGCACAAAACATTTTACAAGAATATAATAAAAGAGTTCCTTTTGTTAAAAAATTATCTGAAAAATGTATGCAGGTTGCAGATAAAAAAGGTTTTTTAAGAACAATTAAAGGTCGTAAATGTAGATTTAATTTATGGGAACCTACAACATTTGGTTTAAATAAAGCTATGACTGAAGAAGATGCTTTATTACAGTTTGGAAGAAAAGGTATTAAACGTGCTATGACATACAAATCTTTAAATAGACTTATCCAGGGATCAGCTGCAGATCAAACTAAAGCTGCAATGGTTGAGTGTTACAAACAAGGTCATTTACCATTATTACAAATACATGATGAATTATGTTTTAATGTCAAAGATGAAAAAGATTCTAAAGCAATAAAGAAAGCTATGGAGACTTGTATTCAATTAGAAGTTCCAAGTAAAGTTGATGAAGCATTAGGCAATAGTTGGGGAGATGCTAAATGATAAAATTTAATGAAATCAAAAAAGAAGAAGAAAGTTTAGAATATCAAGAGTTAGTTGCTGCTGTTAAAGATCGTGGTATTCAATGCGAAATATGTGATAAAATACCTGAACCAGGAGAGCAATTCCAATTAAGGTTAATAAATGATAAGTTGACTTGTGGGGATTGCGAAGATGAGCACAATTAAAGCTGATGCAAATATGAACATTGGGATTTGCCCAGAGTGTAGTTCTTTAACATCATTTACAATAACTAAGAAAAAAAATATTTTTAAATGTGTTCTTTGTTTAAAGAATGTTGAACAATATATTAACGGAAGAATTATTTACAAAACAATTTCTGTTCCAACTATTGAAGTAAAAGATTAAGCCGAAAAGTATCCTTAGATAAACTCATAAAAACAGTTTATTTTTTTTGTTGCTTAGGAAGTTATATCAGAATATTCCTGTAATAACTCTTGTCTAGCAACTAAGTTAGCTAAATCTCTCATTTGAAGTCTTACTTTTTTCAATTCAAGATCTATCCACTTCATGTCTGGTGTCTCTGCACCATTATCAAGATACAACTGGTTCCACTTGGATTCCAAGCTGATCTTTTTTAGCAATAGAGACTGTGATGTTTCGATCACTATCTATTTCCTCATATGTTATTATATAGCGAGAATCAGCACTAACACTGTTTTTCTGCGCTATAATTTGACCATTTTTGATTTTATTTGCAAAATCATCTTTGGCCTCTTCAATTGTAGATCCCTCAGCTAGACCATTGAAATATAAGTCTTTTATTCTAACTTGGATACGATACAATTTCATAAGATATATTAACAGCAAAAACCATATTTGGCAAGTATTTTGTCAATAGGTATAAAATATAGTTTGACATGTAGAATCAATACTAATAAGATTATCTTATGAAAGCAGATTTAATAAAAGAACTAAATGAATTTTTGTTGAGTTCAGATGTTAAAAATCTTCTTCCAATAGGGATTAAATCATTCAAAATTGAATTTAACGATAATGAAGGATCTGCTAATCTTTATATAGGTAAAGATCTCAAAGCTAGTTACAAAGGACCAGACTATAAAAGTTTCTTTATAGTTTTGTTCAATCAAGCTTTACAAGACTTTGCACAAATGAATAAACCAATAACTAAGGATAATTAATGACAAATAAAACAGAAAAAATTAGACCGCAGTTCGATCCCAAAAATTTTGAACATAAATGGGAAGCTAAAATCACTCAAGTTACAATGACTAATACAGCTGACATTGTTGAGTTAACACAACAAGTAACTGACTTAATAGAAATAGTTAAAAAACTACAAAGTCAAATTTTACAAATGGAGAGCATGTATGTTAAAAAAATTAACTAGATGGTGTTTCAATTTTAAATATTATTTAAATAAAAAATATTATCAAGAAAATCACCCGGATGGTCGATCTTATCCAGGTTTGTTTATGAGATTGAAAATTGCATGGGTTTTAAGAAATGAACCTACATTTGATGAAAGAATGCAGGAATGGAAAGGTTATAATTAATGAGAAAGAAAACTCCTGATCCAATAGGTAATTTAGAAAGAGCTGTTAAATCAGAATCAACAGTTGCATCTTTGATTGCAAAACTTTCAAAATTAAATCCTTATGCATTTATTTCATTTGATGTAGTTTACAATGATGAAGTATTTACTTCAGATGAATTACCAAAATTGTATGCAACTGAAATGGGTAATGTTAGATTAGAATTTGATGCTAAAAATTTAACTTACATATTTAGTAAAGATCATAAAACATTAGATAGGTATTTAACGATTGGACATAAAATAGAAATTGTGAAGGAAGATGAAAATGCCTAGACTTTATGCAATACATAAAAAAGATCATAGTTATACTAACTATAGTCTTGAAGCTTTATGTGATGATTTAAATGATGGCTGCATAAAAACTTCACAATATAGTTTCTTTGTTAAAGAGTCAGAAGCTATAAAATATCAATCTCAACTAATAAATAAAAAGAAAAATGACTAAGAAAAAAAAAGAACCGGCATGGCTAAAAAAAGCATTAAAAAGATATGCTAAAATCTATGATGCATTTGGCAATAAAAGAAAAAATAAAAAATGAAATTGTTATTAACATTTATTTTATTATTTTTAATGGGTTGTTTTGGGCCTTCATTGTTTAATATTAGCGGAGTTAAAATTACTGCGAGCGATGTAATAACAGTGCCTCACAAAATAGAAACTTTAACTAATAACAAAAAGGAAGAATAAAATGGACATCAC